AGGGTCTGTGTGTCAGTTAAAATAACAGCATTATCAAGCACGTCCAGATTAGCATTCAGCTTTGTTCCCCAAGTCCCTTTTGAACTTCCACTTTCAGGCTTAGTTAAAGATAATAAAGTTGTTGTTGCGTCTGCCATTTTTAGGTTGCAATTATATAGTTAACACACAGGAAGGGCATTGCTCTTTGCTGAGAAGTCATTGCAGTTGTAGACCCCCTGTCAGGGTTAGTTACACTAACTGCAACGTCAGTTGCTCTGGTCATAGTTAAGGTCTGTTCTGGAAAAGCCTGTGAATAGGTTCCACTAGCAGGACTATCTTTAGCAGTCATTAATGTTCTGCCAGTTGAACCACCCCCTGTATCAGAGGAAGTCCCTGTTTGAGTTCTGGCAGGTAAGACCCCTGTCCACACTGGTTGAGTTGAGACACTTGCTACAGAAGCATGATTGTGTTGAGGCATATTTGCTGTTGCGAGTGCAAAAGTTTCCTGTCCTCCCCACTCACCTAAGTCTCTTGCAGTGAGTGCACCAGTTCCTGTAGTAGGTTCTGAACCACTGGCTGCATCATAAAGATTATTTCCTGTTCCTGTGCCTGTTCCTATAGGTGTGCGTCCTCTGAAATCTGGAACATTAAAAGTAGTGGAACCGTTACCGTCTCCGAAGTTTGTGCCTATAACATCATACAAGTCATCATACAAAGTTCTTGAGTAAGCAGTACCGTCACAGGGCAGCCAGAAATACCGGGTTCCTCCTGCATAAGTTATAGATCCTAATTTTTGAATTACTGAAGTAGAAACGCTTCCATAAAGTTTTATTTCTCCTGCTAACTGCGTTAAACCCTGTCTTGTAAATCTTGGTATAGATACTAAATAAACAACAGAACTTATAGTTTCTGTAGTGAATCCTGCATCTGTGGACCCGTCTGCTTTTTTAAGATCTAACTCTGTATCACTGACAACATTTTCTATTAAAAACTCTCCAAGGTTTGCAGCATTACTTGAAGCATTTGCAATATAGATCCTGTCTCCTGCAATGTAGGAATTAAAACCGTTTGTTGTGCCTGTTGTAATATTATTTCCTGAGAAACTTAAAGAGTGAGTAACACCCTTCTGATCTACTTTGTCTACTTTATTGTAGACTTGAGAGTCCAGTGTATCGAGATCGGAATTTATAAGTGTGCCCCAGGTATCGTTTGCTCCCCCTACTTCCGGCTTGGTCAGCGAGTAGTTTGTTGTGAAAGTGTTTGCCATTAGTCTGCCCTTCCCATTATTAAGTCTCGGATTTGGTAAAATTTAGTGTCATAATTTCCTGCTCCAAAGAATGTTCCTTCTTGTGTTGGTGAAACTTCTGTGAAGGTTGACGTTGTACTTGTTTGATCTGAAAAACTTAACGTGCTTGCAGACTGAGAAGAAAACGTAGTTGTTGGAGAAGTTTGTTCGGAATAAACTTGGGTTGATACACTCATTTCCAACCTCCATAGTCAAGGTTCCTTTTTGCTCTCATAACAATAGTTCCACTCTCTGTTTGTGATCTCTCGTCTGAGACTCTAAGTTCCTCAATTGCCTTGCCTAAAAATGCTCCCCACACTCCAATTCTCTCATCATTCATTAACCAAGGTTCGGCTTGAACTAAAGTTCCAAATAAGTAAATATCCGGGTGATTCGTTATCAGGAAATTTGTCTCAGCATCAGTGGCTAAAGGAGTGATAGTAGAGTAGTAAATTACTTCTATCTCGTAGGTTGTATCGGGGGAGGGGTAGAACTCAAGATCCGAGCCTGTGATAGCAAAATATCTTGGCTTGCCTGTAGTGGTTGACTGAGATTTTAGCGTGTCTAAGGCAGACAAACTTACCTGCTCAAGCCTAACTATAGGATCAGAGTTAAGCTGGATATTATAAAGTTCTAGGAGATCAGTGGGGAGAGTGACGAACTGAGTCGAAACGTCTGAGGTGCTCCGCTTGATCTGATTCCGAGTTCTTAGTACCCGGTTAAAAGACGCTTCAGCAAGAGATATAAATTCTTTAATTTGGTCATCAGAAATATCAGATCGATTCAAGTAAGTCTTCGCTGCACTAATCAGTGTAGTGTAAGACGTTATAGCCACTATTTTTTCCCGTTACCTTTTTTACTTCTTTCGATTGCTCGGTTACAGATCATTCCCATTAGGATAAACTCTCCTGCTCCACCGGGGAAGTTCTTGCGAATCTTGTTGAATGCCTGAACGTCAGGTTTCCCTTCGTCCCCAAGATCAAGGACTTTATCTATCTGCTTTTCAATATAATTTTTTAAGGCTTTTTTCATGATTTTCCTTTCATGTTTGAAGTTCTAAAATATTTGTTGTCAGGATCTGAATACCACTTTTTCCAAGCTTCAGAGTCTTTCGCCCAACCTTCTCTCAAAGCACGGTAGTATATTATATTCGGAATCACTGCTAGGGGTCTCATGTTAGATTTCCTATCTCTAGGAATATGTTCACGCATTGTGTGACAATACTTTAAGAGTTTTGTCACGTCTTGCTTTTTGTTAAACGTAATAACGTTATCAACCGGGTCAACGTAATATTCACTCATTACGTCTCCCCGGTGATCATATATTACGCTACTATTTGAAGTAGCTTTTAACATTTAACTCCTATGCATAGGTACTGTTAACATCAAACATCCAGCCGAAAGCTTGAACGTTGGACATCATTACGCCCCACTCGCATAAAAGATTCGTAACGTCAGCGTCTCCCTGTTTTGCAAGGACTTGACTTGTGAAAGGACGCAAGAACGCAACGTTCAAGTAATCCCAATCCACAAAACCAACATCAACACCACTCGTTACTCTCATATGCCGATCCATCATTACCTTGCAATCACCAAAGTCTGTTTGAACCAACGTGACATTGTTGGCAACTGTCTCTGGAGATACAATAATTTGAGATGCTCCACGTCCTCCGAAGTCTGAAATTTCTCTCTTTATTGCACCGTTACAAAGTACTGTGTCGAGTTCTCCACCGTTATCCCAAATACCGTTTGCCACTCCCATAAAGAGTGCTTCAGTCATTGGGGCAAGAGAACCTGCAGCAGTGGTTGAATCAGTGTGAGCACCAGTTGCGCTCGTTGCAACTACTGTCAGCGTTCCACCACTTGTATCAATATGAATACTGGTGTCTGAAGAAGCCCACGCAGATCCTGCAGTTCCAAGTCTGCCAACCATATGAGGCAACGATTCGGTCTGCCTTGCAGTTCCAGAAGCTCCAACGATTGCGGGGTTGTGACTCAAGATTGTTTTTTCAATGTCAATCTTTAACTGCTTCGAGCGAAGAGCCATTTGGTGTGCCATTTCCTGGGACTTGGCATGCTGAGAAACACTTTGCAGTGTTCCTGATACAGTTGCATTTCTCCAAGAAATTTGCGTGTAGTTATTAAGCAAAGTAGTTGCTGTTCCTGCATCAAGTTCCGCATCCACCTCGAGAATTTTTGCACCCTCGATATGTTTATTCGTGAAAGTTGAAGTAGGAAGTGATTCTACCTGCCACTGGTATAAAGTATTTTGAACGTCTCTGCGTCCTGCATTAGAAAGGGCGGGTGTATTTTCAGGATCTAAGTTGAAAATTACACTTGAAATGTCCTCCTTTATCGCAGAAGCATCGTATGTTTCCATCACGTCAGTGAGCGCGGCCATAGTTTCCTCCTTATAATTATTTTCTTAAAAGTATCTCGAATGCACTCGCTGCATCCTTTAATTTACCTGTTTTTCTTAATTTCAACTCAGCTTTTTTGAATTCAGTCATCTTCTTTCGAGGTGCATTCGCATTTCTTACTGCAGTTGAAGAGGCAGGAGTTGCTAAAGCTTTCTGTTTCAAGTTACCTTTTTTACTTTGTAACTCGTCCCAAAGGTAAGCTTTGCGGAGCATATTAATTGCTCTCGAATCAGAGACATTATTTAGCTCTTCATCTGAGTAGGCATTTGCTCTGCCATATTGCATTAACTCTGCTTTTTCTTTTTCTGCAGTTGCCTGATCCTTCCACTCGGGGATCATCTCCTCAAGTTTCTGTGCTTCGGAATAAAGATTCCGCTGCTGCTCAAGCTTACTTTGTTCTGCCAACTGTTGTTGCATAGCAAAAACCTTCTGTTGCGCTACTTCACGCTCAGAAGTTTTCTCCTGCATCTCTTGTCGTTCAACCAAGAACTGCATTGGATTTTCAGCTTTTAACTGGTTCCAATACTCGTCTGAGTTTTCGACTTCCTCGACTTTTTTTAAAGAATCGTATTCGTCCTGAAGCTGATTAGCGAGTGATTGGATTGCTCGTAAGGAGTTCCTTTCCTCGTTAAGCTGCTTTCTTTCTGCAGCTACTTCTTGAGTCTTCTTTGTGTAATCCTGTTGCCTGAGAACATAATTTTGAAGTTCACCTTGTTCCACCTCAATAACTTCCCCGTTCTCCCCGAAGGGCAAGGCATATTTTTGAGCTTCAACTAGCTGCTCTTCTTCCTCTTCTTCAGTTACTTCTTCTTCAGAAGATTCCTGTTCCTCTTCAACAGTTTCTAAATGATCAACAAGATCCGAGGGTTGCTCTTCTTCTGCGAGGGTCTCCGATTCTGTTGGTTCAGGTTCCTTACCTGATAACAAATTTGCAAACGCATTTTCTGCAGTCTGCATAC